AGCACGGGGGCAGTACACTGGTCATTGGTTCGTGAAAACCAACAATCCAGCGCCCATAACTTTGTGAAAGATTTTTCTTCAATTTTTCCAAAATCCAGCCACAGCAGCCCTTTGAAAAAGGACACTGCCGCTGAAAATCCGCTTGCATATGAAAAAACAGAGGTTCAACCCCTGTTTGAGCCTCTGCCAACCGCGATTTCATCTATCGTGTTCGGCAATCATGTGCCATGTGAACACTATGGATCAACTGCCAAATTTGGAATACAAACCCGCAATCCAGCGAAGCGATTGCGGGTTTGAACGAAGAAAGACCTTTGCTGTCGAGATGAACGCGCTTGCGCGGTCATCTGACATACAAAGGTCATTTCTGAG